CTGCCACCGCCGCCATTAACATTCACATCAACAAGCACTGTACGCTCGCTGCGGGAATCCGATGGGTCTATTTGACCCATGACATCCGTAACGGCGGCAAAGATTCTATCACCGACCTGATACGAACCAGCATTAACGCTGCCACGAAACGCAAACGGCTTCCAGACATAAACAGGGGTAGTGCTAACGGTATCATCAGGATTGACGTGGCCGCAAAGAAGGTGGTCTTCAAGTATCTCTGTTATCTCTAAATGCTGTAAGGCAAAGTTTGTCTTGGATGTTGGTACAGTCTGGTTTGCCTGCCGTTTGCGTTCCGCCTCAGCAGCGTCAACAAAAGCATTATATGCCGCCGCCGGTATCCGTAACCGTTGCCCCGGATTTACCTTTTGAATACCACTCATTCGACGGTATCCTCTCGGAAGTCTTCTCCAAGCAAATCGAAATCGCCATAATGATATACTTGCTCTATATACACGCCAACAGGATACTGAATGCGGAATGTTTGCGCGGGGTCATCGCCTACAGTTGCATCTGTAGCCTGATAACGAATGTGCATGTATTGCCAGCCCTGCTTTACCACATTATGAATATCGCCTATGCTGGTAATCGTGAGATATGGCTGCACCGAAAATTGATAGGTTACTTCCCAAGGAGTCTCCGGCTTGCGATCAGACTTTGAACCTGTTGCACCCAAAAACAACACCTGTCCGCTTAAAAATTCACGGAACGGGTTAAGGTTGACCGTGCCGGTCAGGTCTGCGATAGTCTTTATCTGTGTCCATGTGAAGTCGCTGTAAAAATGACGTTCTGTGAAATTGAAAACAGGAACGGTAATGTCAACGCCCTCAACGCTGTCGTTTGTCACGCCTATTGCGCCGCCACAATCAGGGGCATAACCATAACGTCCGACAGTTAGTATTGACTGTGTTATATGCTGTGTTCCGCCGGTTGTGTCAAATGATATGGAGTTGTCATCCTCAATGGATGGTTGTCGCTTGTATGTGACTGTGGCAAACCAAAGCAGCGGGCCGATAGGTTCCAACTGAACATTCTCAAGCACAAGATAAGGCGTATTGTCGCTATCGGTCGCCTGCGTTCCGATAGATGAAGGAACCGTTGCAATGACGGTATCCCGCATATCGCTCACATCTTCAGAGCCTGTGACTTTGTACTTTAACTCATAGCTTGCGTTTTCGCCGGTTGTGAGTAGTCTGGATTCAAACAGTTCTGTAACTTCAATAGTCATTATGCAAACTCCAGTTGGTTGCTCTGCATTTCCTTGAGCATCTGGCGCGTGTTCTTGGCTGTTTCTTCCGTTGCCTTTAGCGTGCGCTCTTCAACGCCGGAACCAACGCCAAGACCAAAGGCGGCGAACGGAGAGAACGTACCGCGTGTGCCAATCTTGGCAGCTTCCTGCGCTATCATCTCGCCTATGTCTGGCATCTCCATCTGCGGCAATTCAGGCGCACCTGGAGTATAAGTACCTTCATCCTCTTTGGGTTTCTGTACTCTGTTTCGCATGTCACGCGCTTCGGCAATGGAAGCAGTCCATTCTTGACGCGCCTGAGCAAGTGCCTTTTCATGCTCTGCTATTTCTCCGCTTGTAATATCGCCAATGTTGCCTCTGGTCTGCTTATTCCATTCTCCGAGTTCAGCCAATGCCTTATCGCGCCTTGCGCTTGCATCTTTCCTTCGTGCATCCATTTCGGCATTGCGGGCAGCGGCATCTTGGTCTATAAAGCCTTTCTGGGCATTAAAAGCCTTTGCAGAAGCATCATCAAATCCCATGTCAAATAGGCTGAACAGATTTATAAACATTTTTGCAACACGGTCAATTACTCCGTTCCACGCTTTCCAAAACAGATTTGTCATATTAACAATCGCTATATCAATTGCGCCCGTGAAAATATAGACCGTTGCGAGCATAATCGAAACGGCATCAATAAGCCCAGATGCTATAAATCCAGTAAATTTACTCCATAAATCTTTGAGGAACGTAATGCCCCTCACCCATTCAAGTTTCAGTGTCAGCCAAAATATCTTGGCTGCCTGTGCCATATTGCCTGCAATCAGCGCATCCGAGATTCCCTGAAATGCCATCTCTGCATCGCTTCGCAATGTATCAAATGTTCCGCCCAACCATTGTATTGCCGCTCCACTGGAATTTGTATACTGCATTATCGCATAACCAAGTCCGACAACAGCGGATAATACAAGCCCTATGGGAGACAGCAGGAACCCAAGTACGCTCGCCATTGCGCCGATTAGGGTTGCAACGCTGCCGACTATAATCCCAAGACCAACCAGTGCAATACCAAGCGCAGTAACGCCTACAGCAATTGCTGCATAGGTCTGCACCAGTTCCTTATTCTCGGTTATCCACTTTGAAACGGCATCTCCGGCAATCCGCAGCCAATCGGATACCTTCTTTATTGCAGGGGCAAGTGCTTCGCCTACAGAGATGGCAACGTCCTTGACTACCTGCCACAACCTGCTTAATTCGTAGATTGTGCCGCCCGTCATCTTCTTGAACGCTTCATCCGCTGCGCCTGTCGAATTGTACATCAGGTTTATGTCGTAGACAAGCCCCTCTATATCGCCAGCCAGCGCAGCCACACCTGTTGCAGCGCGTATCTCTGGGAAGTCTATAATTATCGTGCCGAGGTCTGCACCGACATACCTGCTGATTAATCCGACAAGATCCTTTGCTTGCATGGGGGCTTGCTTTAGGATGTTCGCCATGCGCGTTACAGCTTCATCCATACTCAAGCCTTGTCGTGTCATTGTAGCCAGCGCACCCATCATAACCTCAAACGACGTACCTGCCGCACGCGCCATCGGAGCAACACGACCTATCTGTTCTGCAAGTTCTGTGAAGGTGATTTTACCACGCAACACGGTATTGAACATCACATCAGAAACATTCGCTGCCGCCTTTGCAGACATCTGGAAAGCGTTCAGGATGCTGGTCAACCCATCAACCGCCGTGGCAGTATCAGAAATACCGCCGATGGCTGCTCTTACCGCAACGCTCAGGAAAGACATCGCATCTTCTGGGGCAAATGCAGCGGAAAGAATTTCGTACAGACCTTTTGAAAGTGTGCTTGTGCTTTCGCCAAAGTCCTTGGCAAGTCCGCGTATGCCATCGCTGAACTGACCCATAAACTTCATGGGTTGCGCAACGACAGTAGATACCATCTTCATGTTCTTCTCAAACTCGCCAAAGACTTTCATGGAGGCAACAAGCGGGGCAAGCATGGTCGTACCTGCCGCCACCATGCTCATGCCGATACTTTTGACTTTTGCGCCAAACGCCTGCACATGATATTCCGCGGCACGCAGACCGGTCACGAGCTTGCGGTTGTCCGCAAACAACTCCACAAAAGCTCTGCCTGCGCGTATAGCACCAGTATTAGCCATTCTTTTTCTGTCCTTTCCATGCTATCAGCGTATCGCGCAAAAGCTCCAGTGATTCAGGATCAGCAACACGCCGACGCTCTTTCCGTTCAGCTATAGCATACGGGTCAAATTGTTCCGGCTTGAATGCCTTGGTCTTCTTCGGGTCGCGTGCGTTGTTCGCCATCATGCATAAAATGGACGACGTGTGCTGCCAGCGTTCACGCCCCGCGCCTTCAGACATCCAAAGCAGTTGCCTTAACGTCAGACCGTCTGGGACGACTCCGATCGCTCCGGCAATTCGCCAGACATCGCGCCAGACATCAGTTTTTCTATGTCCACCGCGTCTATCTTCGCTTCCGCTGTCGTTATCGCGAGACCGATCAGTTTTGTTTGTTTCGAGACCGCTTTCGCCCTGTCTGCGCGGCCTCGCTTCTGGAAAAAATCCACCATCTCCTCATAAAAGGCCTTTTGAGATGCAAGCAACGTTGCGCCGTCGAAGCATTCGTAAATGTCCGATTCGGAAACGTTGTGCTTCTCAAATTGGCCTTCAAGCAAACAACAGATGATTTCAGCAAGCAGCAGTTCATCCGTGCCAAGTCTTGACAGTAGCGGTGGCTCGCCCGCTTCCGGTTGAAGCAGGTCAATGCCGAGTTTTGATTTAACTTTTAGGGCTGTGCCGAGAGTGAGCGTTATAGCCCACTCCCGGCCTGTTGAATCCTTAAACGACTTCATGAGTCATCCTTTATCAGGTTGGTACTGCAACACCAGTGGCATTGATGTCAACTTCGATGCGCGTGGTTGTCGTTGCGAAACCCAGAGAGGTAACATACTTCTCCGAAGAAATGTCTGCAATCGGCGCAATCTTTCCGGCTGCGTTGTCGCTGACACAGTAGCAGGTTCCGAGAACAAGCGTTTCTCCAACGCCGGGATTGATGCCGCCTGCGGCAAGGTAAGTTACCGGCTGTCCTGCTGCGCCGCCGTTAAGAGCAATGCCGACTGCCGCCGCATGTGCTGCCGTGTCTGCGAGAGCAAGTTTCAGCGTGCTTGTCGTGCTGTCGAGATACAGCACGTCACCGGCTACGATGGTTTCGCCTGCCGTTCCCGCTCGTACCGTTGACCCGCTGTATTTCAGAACATTTGCTGGTGTTGGGGCTAAATCTGCCATTGTTCAAATCCTTTCGTGGTTAAGTTTTTTTGTGTAGATTTTATGAACCAGTCGTCCATTCGCGGAACGTTGCAAGTTTGGCGGTCGCGCTTACCGTAATCGCTTCTTCCAGTGCCTCATTCCGCGAGAAATTCGTAATGCTGAAATCGCCGTCCATGCCTTCGCCGCCAGATTCAGACAGAACCAAAAGCGCAATTGTGGTGTTATTCAGAAAAGCGTTTTTGATCGCCGTGAATCCAGCGTCGGTCGTTTTCCAAACCATCTCAAATTCGAC